CGATCACGATAAGCGGGTTTCGTATAGAGGCTATTACGCGGGTTTTCCAAACCCGTCACGGGAGTTCGATTCTCCCAACCCGCATTAGGAGAAACACACATGAGCAAGCGAGAACTAAAGACCAACATGGATTTCTTTATGACAATTAATCCACACTACCCCGATGAACCTGCCCTGCACATCAAGGGCGTGGACACGGCGGAACAGGTGGATACATACAGTATTGACGAAGTGGAAGACCTGATCGACAGGCTTCACTTAATGCTTGGTGAAATGTATCACAAGCAGAAGATGATGGAGTTGAGCAAGGCTCCTACACTATTTGACGGTATTGACTGACATATCGCCTTGGTAACTCAGTTGGTAGAGTAAGAGACTTTTAATCTCTAAGTCGCGGGTTCGAACCCCGCCCAAGGCACGATCAAAGGAGACACGAAATGGCAAAGAAGAAGATCAAGAAGCCTGTCAGCAAACGAGTCAAAAAGACCGACATTCCCAAAGTCCGCAAGCCTCGCGTCAAGAAGCCGAAGAGCGTGGTCACCACTGAACCCGCGATCAAGACTGTTTGGAGCGAAGGCTCTGTGAATGACTTTCTTGCAGATGTTGGTGCGGTTCCCACTCCCGTTCCAACTCATGCGGACACTCCACTAGTTCCGCCTGTAGAGTACACAAAGATCAGCGTTCCTAGCCGTCTGAACTACTTGGACGATTTGGAAAAGCCGAATAGTTGGATTTCAGCAATTAAGGAATTTGCTAATCGCACAACGGACTGGGTTGATGATGTCTTTGATGCTCGGTTTGATAAATTGAAGACTTTTGCGTTTGACTATCCACTTGTTTTTGCGATTTCTTTCTGCACTGCTCTCACGGGCATCGCCATCGGCGTGGCTGCTGTCATGGGATATTTTAGATGGTGACACATTGAAATACAGGAATCTTGGTGTAGGGTATTGACACTCACCACAGACCTGCTACAATTAGGACATCGAAACGCCAACCGATGTGACGGGCTGACATCCAAGGCGTAAACCTTTTCAAGCCCAATTTGGAGATTTCGTAATGGCTACTACCAAGATTTCGAACCGTCGTCGCGTCCTGAACTACCTCGCCTCGGGCAAGACCCTCACGGGCAGCCAGGCTGCGAGCAAGTTCGGCGTGAAGAACTTCCGCGCCATGATCAGCGACATCCGTTCGCAGGTCGAGTCGTTCGGCAACTGGGAAGTCACGCAGACCGTCCGCAACGGCGAGACTGTCTACGGTATGGTGGACACCCATGACGGTGACCGTACCTACGGCTTCCGTCAGGACGGTTCGCGCTACCTCATCAACGCCTAATTCGTTGATCGTCTGATTGCCCTTGGGGTGGTTGCGCCGTATTGCGTAGCCACCCCTTTGGGTTTCTACTCTAACCAAAGGAAACACATGAACAACAAGACTTCAATTTTCGTTTCGTATGCCCTGCTCGTTCTCGTTGGGTTTGGTGGCACTGCTCTGCTTGGTTTCACAGGCAAGAATAGTGACACGAACGCGGTGGTCGCATTCCTCGGCTTCTACGGCTTCCTCTGCACCACTGGTACATTCTATGTGCTTGGCAAGCAGAAGGCGGCTCTAGACTCCCTCGTTGAGCATATCAACGAAGTGAACGATTCTCACTACAAGAACGCGGATGCGATCCACCGCCGTGTGGATGAGGGTCTATCGGTGATTGAGCGCGATGTAGAGAAGCGTATTGATTCGGTGTGGGCAAACATTGACCGCATCGACTCCGATCTTGAAGACTGTAAGTCTTGCACTCCCTGCAAGAAGTGATTTGAACCCCTTTGCGCCTTGCGGGTGAAATATCCCTCAAGGCGTTTTTATGAACGCGAAACAGATTCATCGGCTGCTGCGGATTGCGTATCCCTTGTGCTTGGAGATTCCTCGTCCCAAGAAGCACATTTCGGTGATACTGTATAAGGGTCGGATTGAAGCCATCGGCTCCAATCAGTTGAAGACCCACCCCGAAGCGGTAAAGCATGGTTACCTGTTTGGAGAAATGCACTCCGAACTTGACGCATTTTTGAAACTTGGTGATCGTAAGCGGGGGCTGTCCCTGTTCAATATTCGCTTCAATCGCTTTGGACAGATGCGTATGGCGCGTCCGTGTTTCCGCTGTATGCCGTGGTGTATGGGCTGCTTTGACGAGATTTGGTACACCACAGACGAAGGGATAATGCTCCACGGCGAAGGGCTTTCTCCTATAAATACTCGTAGCATCAAGGAGATACTAAATGAAAAAGTTCACCCAATATCTTGATACACGCGGACTACAGGAGGCTCTGTCCCACAAGGAAGCCACAGAGGTTTCACTTGTTGAAGCCAAACTGTCTCGCGTGTTCCAATATGTGGAAGACGACAAGAAGGACTTTGGCATTCTCAGCGCGTTCCGTGGTGGCAATTCTGAAAAGGAAAACAAGGCTCGTCACGAAGAACTAAAGAAGATGGTTCGTCAGATGGGCTACGGATTCATTGAACTGCGCGGCGGCTACAAGGGCGACGAAGGCTATGTGGAAGAATTGAGTCTGCTCGTTCCCAATGTCACGAAGAAGAATATTGTTGACTTGGGGCGTAAGTTCCAACAGCACTCTGTCATGTACAAGAATGATCAAGACTTCTACTACATCGGCACAAACGAAGAGGCTGGCGTGGGCAAGGTTCTCATGCGGTTTAAGAAGGGTGTAGGACAGGACAATCTTGAACTCGCCAAGCACAAGGTGGTTGATTTCTTCTCTAGTTTGAAGAAGGGACCACACAGTGACACGAAGTTTGTGTTTAATGCAAAGGACGAGACACCAAAGGAAGCCGCACAGGGCAAGGAAGCAGAAGCCCGTGTTGCACAGCGTCACCGTCCAGGCGACATCTGGAAGACATCAAGCGGTTTGTGGGGCGGCATGGACAGTGCTGGCAATTACGAGTACTTTGATGACGAGAAAGCCGCAAAGCAATTTGCAAAGAAACACCGCAAGGGCTACCGCATCCAAGAGCGCGAAGAGTGGAATTTCGCAAAGGCTGCGTACTTGCGTAGAGGCGAAGACCCCAAGTGGATCACAATCTACGAGGATTCTACGGAAGACCACGACTAAATAAGTCGGAGGAGTAAATGAAAAAAGATACTGCTAGAACAGCATTGAAAAAATCACTGCTGCGGAACGCTGTGCAAAATATACGGCGTGAAATAGTGGATCGCAAGAAGAGTCAAAAGAAATAATCATGTAGCATCGTGTGGTATTGACCGTCCCGTTCGTTCTGATACAATCATGTGTGAAAGGAGTTCGTAATGAACTTTAGCACTCTCGTTTCGTCTGTCGTGGTTAGTCTCGCTCTCTCGTCTGCTGCCTCGGCTCAGTGGAGCAGCGGCGGCTTTAATGTCGGCGTTGGTGGTTCCTATGGCAAGTACAAGGTTAGTGAGACTGGTCCTAACGGACAGACTTACAATCGAACTGTTACTAACAACAACCTTAGTTGGGGCGTTGGCTTGGGTGGTTCGTCCACCAATTATCCCGCTTACGGCGGTTACGGCATGGGCGGTTACGGCATGGGTGGTTACGGCGGTGGTTGGGGTTACGGTGGCGGTTACGGCTATGGCGGTGGATGTGGCTATGGTGGCGCGATGGTGCTGCCTTACTACGGCGGGGGCTGCTACCCCACTGTGGTTCCGTATTCGCCGTTTACCCGCTGCTACGGGACTCCCATGTACGCTCCGCAGTATCCCTGCGCTCCTGCGGCGGTGCTTCCTCAAGCCCCCATTTGCTGGTGAGTATATGACTAATAGTAAACCTTTATATTGTTAATTGCCTATCCCTTCCTGCACCGATGATCACGGTCGGCTGATCTCCATCAAACGCAGGAAAAAGCCTTTGATTCGTCAAAGGAACGCAAGAGAAGATTGGGCTTCTTGCGGCGGTGACTTCAGAGTACCGTGGCACAACGCACTCATCTGAAAATGGTTCGGCGGCTCCATTCAAAAGCCGCCGCTTTTTTGCGTAGTTCAGCAGCAGAAAGATAAACTGTAGGCTGGCTAGGGTCTTCTGCTTGCAAGGGAGGATCTGAAACAGAGCAACAGAGGTGCAAGTCCTCCGCTACGCTTTTGGTCCTGTCGTCTAGTTGGCTAGGATACCGCCCTTTCACGGCGAGAACACGGGTTCGAATCCCGTCAGGATCATTTCGGGACAGGTGGCAGAGTGGTCGAATGCGGCGGTTTGCTAAATCGCTGAAGGCAGATATGTCTTCCGAAGGTTCGAATCCTTCCTTGTCCGTTCCCTTGTTGTGTAAAGGTAGCACAGGAGATTTTGATTCTTCTAGTCTTGGTTCGAATCCAAGCGAGGGAACGCCACCTTAGCACAGCGGCAGTGCAGCGGTTTTGTAAACCGCAGGTCATCGGTTCGAATCCGATAGGTGGCTTTTGTTAAGGGAAAGTTCAAGCACAAGTGCGGATGAACATAGGGTATGGAAACACTTGCATTGACATTTTATGGGATCGGAGTAGTTGCCGCCATTGTTGCGGGTCTACTGAAACTGTATCGCACCGCGTATTCGCGTGGCTATGATGACGGCAAGCACTGCGGCTTCACCGAGGGGCTGTACGCTGCTGCCAAGCGGGAATCCCGCAAACAGCAGTGGCAACAGTATCATGCAGTCTAATACACATTAAGTGATAGCGTCAGGCTTGGTTTTGTGTCTGCTGTTGATATTTCTGTATCAAGACCTGTTCTATTTTCAGATACTGTAGATTCGTTCAAGAATATTCTGATTCTATCCTTGTGGCGTGTCTCGTCTGATACCATTGCAACGGTAAAGTCTTTGGAATTGTTCACTTGTGCTTGAGTGTAGTATCTGATTTTCAATTTTTGTTCTGGAACAAGTGCTGCGGCTTCAGTTTTTGTCTCATCGGATGGATGTTCTATTTCAAGCACATACGATCCGAATGGTATTGTTGAATCAGACGCAAATTCTACCGATGTGTTATGTGTGGTTATTCCATTCGGTAGGGTGAAACCACTCAACAAAACGGAATCAGCGGATGGGCGGTCAACAACTGTGCAGATTTTTGATCCCATAGACACAGAATTGTTTGTGTCTGGATCGAACATTTCCAAAGTAGACCCAACAGATATAGAAAATTGAGCGGAATAGAACTGTTTCAGTCTATCGGAAGAAGACTCTTGTTGTGTAACAAGTACATTCTGTCCGCTTTCGGTCATTTGAACATACACACCTTCGGTTTTTATGCTGTTCCGATCACCAGCAGACAAGAATTTGCAGTTTTTGAGCAGTTCGTCACCCAAGAAGCCCTCCCGATGCTCCCATGAGTGAAATTGAACCGTGCCTTGCTCGCTTTCGCTGCTTTTGATCACCAATGCAAGTTGATTTGCTCCTGATGTCTGCCACAGGTGGCACTGACTAGTGATGTCAAAAGACAATTTTCCTTCAGAAATACGACCAACAGTCGTATATTGAGATAGTGACTGTTCAAAGTCTCCACCTTCTTCTATCCAGTGTGTCTCTGATAGTTCTGTTGGCTTGAACCACGAAACAGACGGGTCGATGGACGATCCAAACCTGATAAGTTTGGCTTCAAATTCTAGTTCTGATGTGGCATCAGTGTACAAGGACAGTATTGCGCGATCAATTCCGTATGATGCGCTTCCTATCTCTTGATTGATTGCCTGTGATGGGTGAAAAAACAGAACAGTTCTGTATTTCGTGTCTCCAATCAGTCCAATTTTTGTGTAGTCTCTGTGTCTAAGTAGCAGTTCTCCGTCCTCGCTTTGTGGAAGCACGGTAAACTGTTTGGAAATAGAGTCAAACACTCTTGTTTCAGAGAGTGCAGAATTTGTTATGAATGTGTCGCTGTCTCCTGCCCCACCGAATATCTTCACCTCTACTGGTGTGTATTCGGATCTATACGATCCGCCTATGTTGTTTCGATATCGTTGAGAGAGCATTCTTCATTTCACGAGGCGTAGAAGGAGAATGTGAGTCCTGGTCCAGTGTTGTGGGGAGCAGTCGAAGCAGAATATGGGGGATAGAAAACATAAACTTTGTTGATGTTGTCTACCTCTATAAACATCTCTTCTCCGTGATATAGCGTGTATGCGGCGGATGTTGCTGTAAGACCGTAAGTATTAGTGTCTTGAGCAGAAATCACGCACATGAATTCGTTCGATGAAGCAGATGCACCTGTTGCTACTCTTGAGGTTTTTATTCTCACACCTGTTGAACAGGTGAATCCTGGAGCAGAATTCAATTCCGAAAGATTCTTTGCTGCGTATCCAACAAATCCTGTTCGTGACATGAATGTGGGTTGCTGCTTAACAGACAAGAGCGAAACACCGATACTCTTTTGTGTTGCAACATTAACATTTTCAACAACTGCATTTGTCAGCACCGACTCACTCACAGGAACGATATTGTTGTCGATTGCTGCTTTTACTAGAGCGTATAGTGACTCTGTGTAGCGGAAGTCGGTAGATCCAACAGATACATTTTGTGAATACAGTGCTGCTTTTAGAGCAGCCATGTAGTCTGTTCCGTTCTTGATGTTCGACAAAGAAGTATTCAGTGTGGATGAAAGGCTTGACAGGGATGTGTCAATGTTCGGAAGTTCAACAGGGAGAAGACCTCCGCTGAATCCCTTGACAATCACTGGACCGTTTCCTGTGTCTCCAACAACCCATACGCCAACAGTGGATGAAGTCGAACCCTTTACAGGAACAGGATTGTACGCTTCTTGAGAAATTCCAATACCTGTGCTGAAAGTGGCGTATGCGTTGAATGATATTCCCGTATTTACGAGATATACACTTACGGCAGATCCGCTCCATCCAGCACCAGTGAATCCCCCGACTCTCTCCATGTTTCCATTCTTTAGAATGGTGTTCATGTAAGTAGGAACGGTGGACTTGGATTGGGTGTCTGTTGCACCTTGTCCAACCACTGTAATAGTGTCTCGCGTGTAGTCTACACTTCGAATGTCTAGGCTAGCACCACTTACAGTAAGACCGAGAGAGGACTTAATGTTGACATTCAGCGCATTGTTTTCGCTGAAGATTGGTGCTGCGGTTGCTCCAGTGAATCCGAACAGCCCAACCGATACGGTTGAAGCCGTTCCGCCGCCATATACGGTAATCGTGTCTGATGCAGCAGTAAGACCGCGAGTAATCACGGTTCCAAAGGTCACTCCCACAGCGGTAGCGCCAGCAACACCAAATACTCCAAGATTGGAGAAAGAAGAAACTGTGACAGGAAGAGGTTGAGATACAGTGATTCCTACAGGATATCCGCTGCAAATTCCTTGGATGCTCACATAGTCAATTGCTGCTATGTCGCTAGTGCCACCAATTCCACCACCTTGTAGTTTTCTGATATTCAGATTGTTAGCATTTACCGTTACTTGTCCCATCGTAACGCCGATTGGAACAGCACCTGATGCGCCAGTGACAGGCATATAGTCCATAGACGCGCCAAGACCCATGATTGTCGTGGCTATGCTGTAGTAACCGCTATTTGATGTGTAGTCGTATCTCTCTAGTGCGCCATCAATGGTCACATTTAGAGTTGTGCCTGTAGCAAAACTCAGAGATATTCCTGTTGCCCCCGCAATACTTACTTGTAGAGGTGATGTATTTGCAAATGATGTTACCTGTACAGGAAGATTTCCTATCGTTGCCGTGCTGATATCTACAGTCAACGGACTAGTATAGGAAATTCCTACTTGGGAATTTACCAGAGTTACAGGAAGACCATTGGAAGCAGTAACATCAATGGCAGAACCACTAGCCCCGTAAACAATTTGCACTCTCTGATGATGTGCATTATTGACAAAACTGCTGGCTATGGTATAAGTAGTACCACTGGTTACAATGTTGTAGTTGTCGCTAGTTGCTCCCATTGGATTCTCCGATGAGTTCTTGGGCTAATTCAAACCTAAATAGGGTTACCACCTATGTATATTTCCGAAAGCAAGGCTAACATGGACATCAACAACATCCGTTTTCCCCGTGAAGTAGAAACCCATGTCAAGAAGTATGAAGTTTCGTATATTGATGCGGTAATAGCCGTATGTGAACGCTACGGTATCGAACCACAAGTGGCTGCAAAGTTCCTCAGTAAGCCCATCATTGAAAAAATCAAGGCTGAAGGACAGGAACTGAATCTTCTTCCAAAAAAATCCAAACTGCCTGTTTGACCATTGACTACACAGGAGTCTGTGGTATCTTACCTACATACCTGTGACTGAATTGTTCGTCAACACATTAACACACAGCGTACACCTAGTACAAGGAGACAACTATGGGTTTTAAGGACATGAAGACTGCATCGAAGAACGCCTATCAGACTCTTGCCACAGAAATGGACAAGATGGCGAAGAAGTCGGAGTCTTACAAAGACGACCGCCTTTGGAGGGCTGAAACTGACAAGACTGGCAACGGCTACGCGGAGATTCGGTTCCTCCCCGCGCCCGATGGCGAAGACCTGCCGTGGGCGCGTGTGTGGCATCACGGTTTCCGTGGACCAGGCGGTTGGTACATTGAGAATTCCCTCACGACTATTGGTCTAAAGGATCCAGTAAGTGAGATGAACTCCATGTTGTGGAACACGGGTTCGGACAAGGACAAGGCTATTGCGCGTGATCGTAAGCGCAAGTTGTCGTATGTTTCGAACATTCTTGTGGTCAGCGACCCCAAGCACCCCGAGAACGAGGGCAAGGTGTTCCTGTTCAAGTACGGCAAGAAGATTTTCGAGAAGATTCAGGAAGCGATGAATCCGCAGTTTCAGGACGAGAAGCCCCTGAATCCGTTCGACTTTTGGAACGGCGCGAACTTCAAGTTGAAGATTCGTCAGGTGGACGGGTACACGAACTACGACAAGAGTGAGTTCGCCGCCCCCTCTGCTCTGCTTGGTGGCGATGATGCTGCACTTGAGAAGATGTGGAAGACACAGCACTCACTCGCGGAGTTTACCGATCCGAAGTCTTTCAAGTCTTACGATGAACTGAAGGCTCGTCTTGAAATGGTGCTTGGAGGCAACATTCGCGCAACCGCTGATTCGGCTGTTGCAAAGGGTGGTGCAGAGAAGGCATCGTTCGATGACGAAGACGAGACTCCTGCTCCTGTTGCGAAGAAGGCTGCTCCGCAGCCCACGAAGAAGAGTCCTGTGAAGGAAGCCGTTAGCAGTGACGACGACACTGAGGATGCACTCTCTTACTTTGAGAAGTTGGCTAGCGACGACTAAATACTAGCAGCCTTCGGTTTCGCAGCGAGGGGCGCACTTCGGTGCGCCCCTTTCTTTTTTTAGAACGAATACGAGGCTCTTTGCATCGTTAGTATTGTCGGCTCGTTGTTTCGTAGACGCAGATCATCGTTGAAGTTGTTCGTGGTGTTCTGTATCTTTGTCTGCACTACCGAGTTCATAGATGGAGCAGCAGGCTTCGCTGTCCCCGCTGCTGCTGCTTTCTCTGCGTCCAATGCGTTCATCTCGTTGTTGTACTGTTGAACCATCTTTCCTAGAGATGTGTTTGGTGAAGCAGGGGCAGATATTTTTCCCTCAACCACAGATGATTGTGATTCTCCTTGCTGTCCTGCTGCCGTAGACACCTCTGATGCCTTTGCAATTTCTCCTGCGGCTCCTTCAGCGGCTTTATCTGTCTTCTGTTCTTCTGCTCCACCAACATCAATAAGAGATCCAACACCAGGAATAGAAGACACCATATCATAAATTCGTCTTCCTCCTACTGCTTCTCCTAAAGATTCTGCAATCTTGGAGCCTACCCATTCACCTCCAAGTGTTCCAACCAGAGTTCCTATTCCTGGAATGGGAATCATTGAACCTAGAATTCCTCCACCCACAGATCCAAGAACACTTCCAAGAACTTTTACAAGCCCAACTCCTATTTTTTCTTTCTTCTCGTCAGGTGTGATTTGAGAGTCGTTCTTGATGTTAGCCAAATCAATAGCACCCATGCCAGCGGTGATCAATGCTCCAAGACCAGGTATGGATACTATAGCCTTCAGTATTTTTCCAGAACTAGACTTTATGGTGCTACCGATAGCCTTTGCTGGGTTCAGATTGCTCACGGCTCCAGAAACAGATCCCCATGCACGCGACAGCCATCCTCCTGCCTTTCCTGCTGTTGCTGCAATAGATGATCCCATTCCCTTTGTTGCAGAAACAACAGATGAGCCTACTGTTTTTGCAGCACCAAGAGCCTTGCCTCCTGCTTTTGCCACCATTCCACCAATAGATTTTGCATCCCGTACAAGCGGAGTATCTTTTATGAGTCCGTATGCCTTGCTGCCGATATTAGCCACAGCACCGAGAGCCTTGCCACCAAGACTTTTAGCACCAGAAACAACAGCCGAAGCCTTTCTTCCGAGTCCTCTTTGGGAAATCATAGACATTAGGTTTCCAAGAATTCCACTTTCGCCTTCTTGTTTTCCGAATCCGAGAAGTTTTGCTAGACCAGACAGCAAGCCACCACTCTTTTGTTGGGGTTGCCCTGCCGCTGATGGGGTTTGTCTTCCAAGTGATTCTAGTTCTGCTTCTCGGTCTGATAGTTCTTTTGTTTGTGGCTTGAACTGATCCACAAGCAGTTTTCGTATTTCGGAAATTTCTTTGTAGATTGAACCTAGTGTAGAGTCTTCTCTTCCAGCCATGAGACCAGGAATATCCGAAGCACGAACCCCGCCAGGCACACCTCCACTTCGTGGAACTCTGCCACCAGAAATGTCTATGTCTCCGCTGCGCTTTCCTCTTCTAGCAATTGACCGCTGAAGACCACCCGAATATCTTTCTAGTTCTTCTTGGGTTTCTCTTTTTTGTTTCAGGAACTCTCCTAGAATTCCACCAACAACAGGTATTTTTGAAGCCAGTCTTTCTGGAAGAGTCTTTCGGAAGGTCTGTGCTTTTTCTTTGATGAATTCCTGAAACGATGTTCGCTTCTTTAATTGCTCTTCGACAGGAGCAACGATCTCATCTAGTTTTGCTGCAATATCTGATTGTTCGCCTTGTGTTTTCTTCGCAAGTTCACGAATGAACTGTATTTTTGCGTATATTCTCTTTGCTTCATCTTGAGATGCACCGATTGAAGCCTCGGACAATTGTGTGGCTTCATCCATCAATTCACGCGCAGCGGCTGATGCTGGATCTTGTCCGACAAACCTTTGTTTGTTTTGTGATATGTACTCTTCTATGGTTGAGCGGACACCTTTTTGTCCTTCCATTCCCACAACATAATTGTCCAAATCTGATGTTTCGAATCCAAGTTCTTTTCGTCTTAGTCCAATAGATTCTAGAAGACCAATTTCTGTTTGTTGTGTTTGTGGTTGATCGCTTTCACCAGCGTTGGAAACTGGTGGCGTAGCCGCGCTTGCAACATTCATCACAGGCTCAAGTGTTGCAGTGGATGCTGGCTTTTCTGTGGACAAGAATTGCCCTAGCGAATTTCGCTTTCGAGCCGCTGCAAGTTTTTGCCTTACTGAAAGTTTTGACCTTCTTCTAGCCATGCTACTCCTTTGGGATCATGGTGAATAGGTCACAGGTGCTTTTGATTGCTTACCTTGTCTTTCTCTTTTTTCAGGTGAGCAATCAGCATTTGTATGTATACCTCTCTCTCCCAAGGTATCATGCTTTCTAGTTCAGCCAGAGAGTAGCCGTGGTGTTGCAGAAGATTGAAGTTTAATTGAAAGAACGCCCCCAAGTCAGTGTGACAGAGGGCTATTGAAAAAAATCAGATACGCTCTTTAGTTCCACCCTGACTGCGCTTCCACAGGAAGGGCAATTGTAATTAAAGGAGTACTTCAGTTCAGGAGATGTTTGAATGAATTCTATCAGTTTTGCGAACTGATCTGGCATCATGTTGTCTACAAAGTCAGACAGTTCTTTCGGGGATATGTCTGCTGCTTGGTGTAGTTGGTCATTCAGAACCACTGCTTCAATACACTTCTTCGCAAGTTCAAATGCCATTTCTACTTCGTCTTTGGTGTAGTCAAAATCGTGGATAGACGGGTATCGCATGATAAGCGACAGGTTGTCGTTTATTACAACTGATGTGTCGTCTGTATTTTCTTGTTTCTTGCCTATAGTGATTTCGTCAAGTTTGATCTTGATGTTTGTTGACTTTTGGCAGTTGGTGCAGGTTACTTGTGGCTTAACTTCTTCACCCACTGATTTGGATCGTATCTGTAAGAATGCGTATTCTGTGTCAGCAGCACACAGTTTGCGAGTGTCGAGAACACCACTGGTGCATACAGAAACCACATTCCGCATGGCATCATTGATCTGATTTGGATTTTTGGACTGTAAAGCAACAAGCAGTATCTTTTCTTCCTTAACCACAAACGGTCGGAACTTTACCGTTTGATTAGAAACGGGAAGCGTCATGGTGTACTGTGGAAGTGAAGCATTCTGTAGATTCAGGGTAGTCATGGTAATCCTTTCAATGAAGATCTAGTATTTATCGTCTTATTCTTGTGGGTGCGACACGATTCATCAGGGAGAACGCGGTTTCTGGATCGTATATACCGTTAACTGTTCCATTCTCTCCTACCCTGTAAATTTTTCCATCTGGACCGTTCACGAATCTTTGGACTTGTTCTTGTGGAGCAGACTGCACAGAAGGCGATACAGATACAGCAGGGTTCACACCTGGTCCGATGTACTGCGCTGTGTACTTTCTGAAAGACAGCGTGATGTCTTGTCTCATTATCTCATTGTCTTTTTCGTAGCCTAGTTGTATGTCACCCAGTGCTTTGGGGTATACCTCTTCAACTATGAATTTGTGAGTAGCAAAGTCATTCTTGGTGATGACGCTTATTTCCATGTTGGAGATATAGTCTTCATAATACGCAAATTTATAGTTTGATGGACTAGAAATGAGGCTCATCCATGTTTCAAAAAATGCTCGCTCTCGTAGATCAGCAGACAACATGACAGATAGGTTTAGTTCTCCACTATAGATTTGCTCGTATGGCATATTCCTAGCAGGACCATACAGGCGATACGGTGTGGTAGAGAATGATCTGCCTGGTATTGTGGCAGAATCGCATCTAATCATGATCTGTCGAAGGTCTTGGGAATCTTTTGTTGGGAATGTTTTGGGGTAATTAACAAGAACCTCGTACCTGTTGTTGTACGCTAATCCTGTTTGGGATATTGAATTTATCAGTTCGTTTATGTTTGATGGGAGAAAGGTCATGGTTATCCTCGGAATGCTCTGTGCAGTGTGTCTCGGTACACGGTTGTTGTTCTTGCCTTTACAAATCGTGATGTTTCAGCCTGCACCATGTCTTCCCATATTTGAAACGGAATCACTACTGGACGCCGCTTCATTCCGCTCCAAGTGTATCGTCTGTAGCAAGGTTTGAAGAATCTATATCTTCTACTTGCATTTAACCGATCATAATCAACCATCAGGCGAGTTCTCCACTCTTCTGAAGCCTTAATGGTAGGAAGATTACGCATTATGGCATCGAACAAGAAAGTTCTATGTTGTGGCATCAGAAAATGTAGATTAACCCCCTCAAACCCTCCCCGATAAACATCAGTGATGAGGACTAGTGGGAACGAATCGTAATATGTATTTCTTGAAATGAAAGATTCGCTCTGAGGTTTGTATTTGAAGAACACCATCTGACCCTGAAACAGCCGATTCGGTATGGACAGAGTATTGTTTTTCTGTAGGGACTGTATTAGCCCAATGTATGTTTGGTCTGTTGCACCTAGAGCCGTAGTTGTTTCGGCTACTAGATTCTGTAGGTCTTCCTTTAGGTCTAGTGGGTTCATGGTTTTTTGAACAGGTCTTGTTCGGTGAGTATCTTGAACTCCCATCCTTTTGCTTGCGACACCCGTTTGGCTGCTTCCCACTTTGCACTGTTAACTAGCCAAGTTTTTACTTCAGAGATGTATGTTCTCGTTACTCTGCTCTTTTTTTCGGGCTGTTTGCACTGTTTCAGTGGTTTTATTTCCACCAGCCAGGTCTTTATTCCTTCTGGAGTCTTGATCTCTACTAGAAAATCTACAAAGTATCTGTGTGGTTTCTTGTCTACGGGGCTTACATATGGAATAACGACTTCTTCTGAAGCCCATCGAATGACATTTGTGTTCTCATCACAGAACTTCATGAACTTTCTTTCCCACATACTTCGGTACATGATCTTGGTGGGATCACCGATGTATTTGGAGTGGTTCCGAGGTTTGAAAAAGCCCTTGTATGCCATACATAAATATGTAGCCGCACCAACACAGGATTTCAATGCCAATACCCTCAAATCCATTTCCTTCGACTCCACCTAGCGGAATAGTCACCTCTAGCGGTCGTCAGTTTGCCGCTACAAACAAGACTAGTCGCGTTTCTAGAGAACTGTTTAACCAGCAACAACAGGACGGGCTTCTTCGTGCGCTAGAGGGAACTCCCAAACTTGAGCGAGGCTCTAGAAGCCGACCAAGTGTTTTAAAATATCCTGTTGATATCGGGACAGGTGATGTTCCCCATGTAATGCAATTCAAGGTTTTTTGGAGATGGGAAAACAAAGACCTCAAAGAACAGATGGCTAGCGGACTGAATGCTGCTAAACTCGAATCCGAAAAGAAGATTGGTGAGTTGTCAACCCTTGCAGGGCTTATTCAAAACGGCAGTCTCACAAAGGAAATGCTTGAGCAGAGTGGCTTGCCGCGAGAAAATATCGCCGCTCTAAAGGAACTAGCAAATAGTAGTGAGTTGCTAAAAATCGTTGACCCATCAATCAAGGACAATCTGGCAACCCTGTTGCAGACCAATCCAGGCAAAGCAAAAGACATCATGGAGCAGACTATCAGTTCCTATCAGGCTCGACTGTCGAGCATTGAGTCTGAACTGAACGGTTCTTTTGGCAAGGTTGGATTGGATGAACAGGAGAGGCTTCTGATTCAAAATAGACTGAGTGAGGACATAGCAGGAACGAGTGAAGGGCAGTCTGCTATAACAGGAGCAGGAACAGGTGCTATTGCAGGTGGACTACTTGGTTTGCTTTTTGGTGGAGCAAAAGGAGCCGCTATCGGAGCCGCAGGCGGTGCGGCAGCGGGTGCGGTTGTTGCTCCTCTAGCAGTTGCTGGAGCAAAGGCTTATCAAAATCAGGCAGTGTATGACCAGATGGTGTCTTTGTACCTTCCGTATTGCACAAAGATAAACAACGAAGACACTTTTCAGTACGAGGATTCTAGTCAGACTGCTGCGGGTGCTGCCTTCGATTTTTTGGGAAGACCAATTGAAACTGCCGCGCAGGGTATAGAGGTGGGAGTAGAAAAGGCAGCGGGGGCTGTTGGTGCAGCAGGAGCAGGCGCACTTGCTCGCGGAAAAGTAGTCAATCCTAGACTAGAAAAACTGTTTCGTCAGAAAGACTTTCGTAATTTCTCTTTCAGTTGGGATTTTTATCCTAAGACCAAAGAAGAAACGGAAGCAATACGAAATATCATAGAGACATTCCGTTATCACGCTCATCCTGCATCGGATGATACTAATGCTGGAGAGGGAGAATCCAAAGTTGAGGTGGTTCTTCGTGTTCCTGCTGAGTTTGAAATTCGTTTCTTGTCTAGTAATCCCAATCCAAACATTGCAGGATTTTTGGAGAACGAATACATCCCGAAGATCGGTAGATGTGCATTGAACAGCATTTCGGTGGACTACACATCAAACTCAGTTTTCAGTTCTTTTGTTGACAACTCACCCACCGCAATCACACTAACACTACAATTCAGCGAAATGGGTGTGCTGACAAGAGAAGTAGTAGATAAGGGCTTCTGATGTACTTCACCAAGTTTCCATTAGTCAAGTATCCCATCAAAGACGGAAACGACTTTCGATATGTCTTTGTTCGTAATCTTCTGCGGCGTGTTGCGCTGAGTGATGAATTGAAGAACGGTACAGACAGTGTGTTCTTGGAATACGATATCAAAGACGGAGAGCGTCCAGAACATATTGCCGAGCGAGTGTATGGAGATCCAACATATCATTGGTTGGTGTTGTTGACCAACAATGTGTTTAATTCATTTCACGATTGGTATAAGTCTGGTTCTGCTCTCGAAGAGTATGTTCAGAAGAAGCACGGAGGGACTTCTGTTTACTTCACTACTGCTTCAGACTCCTTTTACTACGATTCTAGAATCGTCACTGGTGTGTCGTTTGGACAGAGCGGTGTTACTACAGATATTTTGGACTACCACCCCACTTTGTGTAAATTGGTTCTTCGTGGAGGTCAGTTTGTAGCAGGCTCTGCGGTGTTGGGTTTTACGACAGGAGCAACACTATCAGTGAAACTACACAGATCAGAACCATCTTATGTGGCTGTGCATCATTTTGAACTAGATCGTCCAGCAAACGATGAAACTGCAAACGACAAGTACACTGTAGATCCCCTTTCACAGCAGAATGCTAGTTTTTCTGTTCTTGGAAGCGTGTTGGGTGTTACACAGGATGAGTATCCCTCTAACACATCGCAGGGGTTGAACTACAGTGGTTCTGGCGTTGTAGATTTTCACGAAACATACATCGGTAAGTATATGGGGGTTGGTACTAGTCCAAGCATCCCTGCTACACAGATTAATCAGTATCGTGTTTCTAATTACACTGAAGAGAACAGAGTAAACGAGACTAGGAGAACCATCAAGATTTTGCATCCAAGGTTCAAGCGGGCTGCTGCTCAAGAACTAGAATCGTTGTTGAGGGTATAACATGGCAGACGGACAAGGACACGGTGGATCAGCACTAAAGGCGGGTGATTACAAACTAGAAAAGTTTGCGATGTACTCTTTGGTGAACGGAAGTACTATTGATCTGTCTAATATGTTTCGATATATTGAGATATACGAAGACATTTTCTCTCCGTATATCACAGCCAAATTGCACATTGAAGACGCATCAAATTTTCCTGAACGGTTTCCTATCATTGGTCAGGAAAAGGTTGAGTTGTCTTTCAAGTCAGATATCAATAGCCTTCCTCTTGTTGAATTGGTGTTTCGCGTCTACAAACTGGACGGACAGCAGATCAGCGAAACTGGAAAGACGCAGACCTATGTTTTGCACTTGATGAGTGAAGCAGGATACTTTAATTTCTCGGAGTACTGTGGATACGCTTTGAATGGCAACACAACAGAGATGGTGAAAACAATTCTTCACAAGCATTTTCCTTCTTCTGTGTGGAAAGACAAAGTAGAGGTAGAAGACAGTGCGGACAACTATTCGTTCGTGTTGCCTCGTTCGTTTACTCCCTTAAAAGCGATATCGTGGTTGGCATCTAAAGCATATTCCAAAACAGGTTCCGATTACAGTCCGTACTTGTTCTATGAAACTTTGGATGGTCACAAATTCAAGAGTATATCGAAGATCATAGAGGACGGTTCTCGTTCTCCTGTAAAGTATGTGTATACACAGGCAAACATACCACTGTTGGAGGGAGAGAAGGAAAATCTAGGATTCAACAGCATTCTTCCGAGCAGATACCATAAAATTCAACAGATAGAGGAGATGAGTCGATTTGATTCTGCCTCTAACATAATGAATGGGGTAGTGTCTTCTATTCTGGTTGTTCATGATCTGATGCGTAAGGAATTCCGAGAGTCTGAACTCTTTGAGCGAGATGTTTTCTCTGCAATGAAAAAACTCGGAACTGAATCACACTTCAGAGACACAGATCCAGAGTCTTCTCGTGTTTTAGATAAGGGGGCGGCGTACTACTACCTACCAACAACTCCCTATACTGTATACAGCAATTACAATCCTGTGATAGACAACTCTCAAGTAGAGAGTCTTTTCCTCAAGAGGAATTACCACATGAATTCTTTTCTGACACAGAGAATCATGATTCAGGTGTTTGGAGACAGTCGCCGTAGAGTTGGAGACATAGTTTCTATATCAGTTCCGAAACCTCAGTCTGATGTCATGTATCAATACGATAGGGACGACAAAAACATCAGCGGAGAGTACATGATCACTAGCATCAAGCACAGCATATCGGGTTCTTACAGTTGCAAATACGAACTTTCTAGAAACTGCATGGGGGTCTGATGAAAGGATTTTTAGGAAAAGAAGGTTTTGTGTGGTGGCACGGGGTTGTAGAAGACACCGCAGATCCGTTGCAACTTGGTAGATGCAGAGTTCGCGTTTATGGTTTTCATGTAGAAAACAAGACAGAACTTCCCACATCTGCTTTGCCTTGGGCGTATCCCATGCAGCCTCTTACGAGTGCTGCTTTGTCTGGAATCGGTCAGTCTCCTACTGGTCTGTTGGTGGGATCTCATGTCTTTGGTTTTTTCCGTGATGGTGACGAAGCCCAAGATCCCGTGATGATTGGTTCGTTTGGTGGTGTTGCTATTAATGCAGCAGATACAACCAAAGGATTTCATGATCCATCTGGAAAATATCCTGCAAAGGCTTCGGATGTTTTGGCAAAGGTTTTTCCTCTTGGTGTATCCGTTGTGGGAGAACAAGACACCAATCGTCTAGCCAGAAACAACGATGCCAATCAGATGAAGTCTACGGTGGCTGCATATAAAACGGAAACGGTTCAGGCAGAAGTGTACAGCACTCCCACGATGGCTGGTGGATTTACTTGGGCAGAACCGCCTACTCCGTATGCAGCACAGTATCCAAAGAACCATGTGCGATACACCGAAAGTGGTCATGTGGAGGAATTTGACGATACCAGAGGTGCAGAACGAATTCATCAATTCCATCAATCAGGAACCTTTACCGAAGTAGGAAACGGGTGGAAAACCAATCCTGATGGCACTCGCGTACAGCGCATCGTTGGAGATGACTACGAGATTGTTCACGGCAACAAGAAGGTGTATATCAAGGGTGATGCAGGATTAAACTTGGTGGTTGATGGGGCTATGAATCTAACCATTAATGGTGGTGGCAACATTCAGATTAACGGAAACACAAATATTCTCGCAAACGATGATGTGAATCTTCAGATTGAAGGCAGTCTAAAGGCTTCAGGTAAGACTATTGAGTTCTATGCAGACGGAGACATTGGATTCTCTGGACGCACCATTTCGTTCATCACCGATAGTAACATTATGGTCATGCAACAGGGTAAGCGAATTGAAGTTAACTCTGGCGAAGCGGTGTTGCGTCCAAAGAGAGTGAATGTCAAGGACTAAACTATGAACTATAGAGGACACCATCGGAAATATGTTCAGGGATCTTCGGTGTATGAAACATACAACCGTGGAGATGTTGTCAAGCGAAACGGTAAGTTCTATGTGTGTTCAACTGAAAACACATCAGGATATTTGCCAGAGGAAACTGATTCGGGATTTGATTTGATGTCTTATTTTGTAGATCCATCTCCAAACGATATTATTGACGGAGGTAACTACTGATGCCTGGATTTGGAGTATGCAGAGCGTACCTAGATACTGCTGGAGGCACTATCTTGGTTGGAAATCCATTCTTTTTTGTGGACGGGGTTCCTGTTTCTGTTCAGGGAAATCCAGTACAGGATCACGGTAACAATGAACATGATGAAGCAATAATGGTACAGGGAAACCCTAATTTTCTTCTTGGAGGAATTCCCGTGTGTACGGTTGCGAGTCAGGCTAGTTGTGGACACAAGCCAACAGGATCGGAAACATTTTTTGTGGGGTAATCTATGGCAGATCAACAGTGTCCATGCAAGCAGAAACTGAGTGAGGGAGAAAAGGGAATCCTTAATTTTGGATTGAGCAGCGAGATGCTGAAGAATCCCAATGCGGCTGCTATTGGAGTTGCTCGTCAACTCGGTGGTTCAAACGGCAATCGACTGGCTACAATCATAGGAAACGCAGCAGCAGTTCCTCCACTTCCGTATTCACAGCAGATTACTCCACTTCTTCCATCACTGAATGCACTGAAAGACAAGATAGATCAACAATCAGGAATTGTGAATGTGTTTGAAGCAGAGTGCAACCGCATGACTGATCCTCAATATCTTACAAGCATAATAAGCAGTCTGTCTCTTTACGGTGAGTTGTCGTGTGCTTTGGGGATTGAAGGTCTTGATATTGGTGTTGGATTGAATGTGGTTAACCAAAACGGTCAACTGTCCATACAAGGAGCAGTGGCTGCAAATGTAAACATAGAGAAAATACTCAATCAGTTTGATTCTGGTCTTGGAACAGATGTTGCCAGTGCTGTGCAGAGTCTACAGTCGGGATTAGATGGAGCGTTTGCCGCAATTGATCAGGTAAACAACGCAATCAATGGAGTCATGGCTGAAGCGGCAGCAATACAGAACAAGGCTGCGGATTTCATTAGGGATTACACCAACATCAGTTCACTAGCCAATCTAGTTAATAACGCAAGTACAGATCCGTGCTTCAAGTTGGGGTCTACTCTTAATGGAAGCCTTGTGAGTCCAGGATTTTTGAATGTTGTTCGCGGAGGAACACCAACAGGATTCGGAACCACAAGATGACCCCATCAGAAGATACAATCAGCAGTATAAAAGACCTATCTCTTATGTTCGGAGAGATTCTTGGTGTGTTTGTTGTTGGGCTTGGTATTGGTGCTTGGGGAATAGTTAAGAAGCAAAAATTGAACTGGTCTTCTCGGTGGAAAGATGTGTATGAAAAGAAGTTTGTAGAAACACACACACAGATACATGAGTTGCTAACAGAACTGCGGCTTACATCTCGTTCATGTAGGTGTTTAATTTTTCAATTCCATAACGGTGGCGCATTCGCGGATGGAAGTTCCATAAAGAGATTTTCGGTCACCCACGAATCATGTGCTGCGGGAGTTGGAACAGTTATACTTGATTCGCAGGATGTTCTTTTGACACGGTATGCAGAATTAGTAAGAGTGCTGGATGATAAGCCGTCAAAAATTCTTTCTATTCGGGATGTGCCTTCCTCTGCGTTCCGTTCGGGTCTTGAGATAAATAGTGTCGATTACTTTACTGTAATTCCGCTGAAGTGTTCTGATGGTATTTCTCCTCTTGGTTTTGTGTGTTGTCATTGGTGTACAACCGACAGTTTGGACGAGATTGAGCAAGAGGGTATCACCCAAAATACTTTAGAGCAAGTAATCACAGAAGCAGTAGAAAATATCAACGCACACCTAAACTACAAAAAGAAGAAGTAATGGCATTACGAGCAACGGGAACATCAGCATCTGTATACACGGACATTGATCCTATGTTTTCGAGGAATCCGAAGACAGGTGATTTGCTGCTCGTTCGGGATGATCAGGCAATACGAACATCTCTCAAAAACTTGCTCATGACTTCTTTTGGTGAGAGGCTGTTTCAGCCAACCATTGGGGGTTCTCTAAGGTCTTTGCTTTTTGAACCCATAGATGCAATCACAACTATGGAAATTAAAGACAGGATACTGAAAACGATTCTTGATCATGAACCAAGGGTTTCTAATGTAACTGTGGATGTTAGTGCATCCGAAGACCAAAACGGCTACGGTGTTGACATAGAGTATTCAATTGTTGCTGCTGGAAAAACCGATAGAGTATCGGTTGTACTAGAAAGGGTACGCTGATGTCAACGAACAATAACAATTTCAACATTGTTGGACTAGACTTTGATGAAGCCAAGGCTTCACTCAAGGCGTTTTTGCAGTCTCAGGACACACTCAAAGATTATAACTTTGACGGATCTGTACTCAGCACCATTCTTGATGTTCTAGCGTACAATACTCACTATCAGGCGTTTTACGCCAACATGGTTGCAAACGAGATGTTCTTGGATAGTGCTGTTTTGCGTCCATCCGTAGTATCACACGCAAAAACTCTTGGATATGTTCCTTCTTCTCGCAGAGCATCCAAGGCTGTACTTACAGTGAACGCAGCAGGAGCAACAGATTCAACCTATCTTGCTCGCGGAAGCGAGTTTGTTGGAACAAATGCTGCGGGAACACAATATCGTTTTGTTCTGTTAGATACCGTGTACGCTAACGGAGCCACTGACAAGTTTGAAAACATTGAAATCTATGAAGGCACTCTACGCAGAATGAGTTATGTGTATGATCCGACGAAGAAAAGTGGATCGGTTCTTCTCATACCAAACAACAAGATAGACACCACGACTATTCGTGTGCGAGTCAAGAGTTCTGCTACCGACAACAGCGGACTAGGAGATTCGTGGACTCACGCTGACTCTTACATTGATCTTACTCCAACATCAAAAGTGTACTTCCTGCAAGAAAAAGAAACAGGTATGTACGAACTGTATTTCGGAGATAACTTCCTTGGAATGCAGCCTCAGTCTGGCAGCATCGTAATCGTGGAGTATTTGGAGACTAATGCAGACGAAGCAAACTCAATTAATCGCTTCACTAGCGCGGTTAGCGGTTTAGGAACAATCACTGTGGTGTCTGCTTCTTCTGGTGGGGTTGCAGAAGAAAGTGTTTCTAGAATAAAGTTTCTTGCTCCCAAATACTATACAGCACAGAGCCGCGCAGTAACGGAGAATGATTACAAAACGATGGTCATGCGAGAGTATCCGAGTGCGAGTTCCGTGTATGTTTACGGTGGAGAAGATGTAGATCCCCCTCAGTACGGAAAAGTCTTCATCGCGCTTAAGCCCAATACTGGTTCTGCTCTAACTGCACAGGAAAAGACTTCTCTGATCAAGCGTTTGAGAGACAACCGCTCTGTTGTCACTGTTACCCCTGAAATAGTAGATCCAGACTATATTGATTTGGTGATAGACTCAATCATTACATTCGATCCATCACTTACAAGCATTGGAGCAGGAACACTGAAGAGCATTATCGTGGCGTATCTATACACCTACTCCACATCAACGCTCGAATCTTTTGGATCTAACTTCTATCTGTCCAAGATTATTCAGGCAATTAACGGACTCAATGCAGGAGTTGTCAGCAATCAGACTAGTGTAAAAATGCGAAAGACCATTAATCTGTCTCGGTTGCTTGTCACGAAAGGATTCAGCATTGACTTCAAGAATCCAATTAATCGGGTGAGTCATATGGAATCAGGTATGCCTACTCTTGCTAGCAGCATATTTTCTCACCGAGATCTGTTTGGTGTTCTGTACAACAATGTAAGTGCAGTGGACAACAGCGATGGGAGAATCGACCTTGTTCGAATTGACGAAGAAGGCATGAGTAAACTTGTGTATCAAAATATTGGAAGCGTTGATTATGACAAAGGAATAGTTCGTTTCAACACGAATTTCTCCCCCACAGGAAGCGAAATATTTTTGACTATCACCGTTGAACCACAGAACGATGATCTTTTTGTTTTTGAGAACAAGATGTTCCGAATTAGCAGAGCATATTCGGATTCCATTGCCGTCAATTTGATCACACAGAGTAATCGTAAGAAGGCACTGTAATCATGAGCGTAAGCAACATCATACTTAATACAAACGAAGAGACACTTGAAAATATACTGTCTCCATTTATAGAGCAGCAGTTTCCGCAGTTCATTCGTACTGATCACAGGAAACTGGTGTTGTTTGTGAAAGCCTATTATGAGTGGTTGGAAAAGCAGGGCAATCCTGGATTCGTAGTTTCTCATCTTGACGAAGTTGCTGATCTAGACGGCAACCTAGAACAATTTTTTGACCATTTCAAGCGCACATACTTGGAAGGATTTCCCGAAGTTTTTGCTGTATCCACTACAGGTAACAAACCCAACAAGAAAACCTTGTTGAAGAAAATTCGTGATTTCTATGGCAACAAGGGAACAGAAAGTGCGTATCGGTTCCTGTTCAAACTCCTGTACGATAGCGATTTGGAAATCTACTATCCGAATAGAGATGTTCTGAAGACCTCTGATGGTGTTTGGGTGGAGCCGTGTTCTATCAAGACAACATCTGGTTCAGGCTCTGCTCTGTTTTCTGTAGAGGGTGGAAACATTTTGCAGTACACAGAGGGTACTCTTACTGCTAGTGCTTTCATTGATTCTGTTGTTCAATACGAATTCGGTGGATACTCTGTTACTGAATTTTTCATCAAAGAGATCAACGGCACATTTTTATCCAATCAGCAAGTAGTGCTACAAAAAGGAACTATCGAATACAAAGAAAACCCCTACTCCGTTCTCAGTGAATTCTTTATTGAATTGCCAGGAGAAAACTACTCCATTGGTGATCGTGTTGTTGTGGTGGACGAGCGCGGAATAGGATTTTTGGCTAAAGTGGATCAGATCGGACTGTCTGGAAACATCAAGAGATTGGGAATCATTAATTCGGGCATCAACTACCCTACGGATATCATCGTTGACATCTTCAACGAACGCGGTGAACGAACTGCAAAAGTAAAGGCAGTATCAACCGCAGTAACAAAGTATCCTGGTTACTTTTTGGGAAACAGCGGCAAGATATCGTCAAACAAGCGTGTACAGGACGGAAATTACTATCAGCCGTTTTCGTATGAATTGCGTGGAGCAGTTTCTCTTAATACCTATTACGAAACATTGAAATCTATTGTTCACCCAGCAGGCATGAAGATGTTTGGGTCTGTTTTGGTGAATGCTCTTTTAAAGTCTTCCACTTTTACCTCTGCACAGGTTACAGTATCAGAAACACCTCTGATCGGAAGGTATGCTCCCTATACTCTGCGGACTTTCAACGACCTGCGTGATAGTTATTTTTTGCCTAATCAGGTTACTGGTTCCACCCTACAGGTTTGGTTGAGTGCCTACAACATTGATGGGTTTACTAGCACAGGCGTTACGAATGGCGTGTTTGAACTTTTTGGCAATAAAAAAGATGCTTACGGAATACGGTATTGGAGAAGCATCAATAATGGAATCACATTTGAGCCAGCAAATGCAACAGGTGTTTTCACTCAAGCAGAATCAGCACCAAGTTCTACTATTTGGCTTACTCCAAGACTGAAGGAGAATGCTGTTTCTACCCATAGCACAGTAGACATAAGACCATCCGATTCCACATCTGAAATTCCTACTGGCAGCGGAAATGCTCGTTCTCTTGGTTTTATTGCTTCTTCTGAGAGACTTTCCACACTAGGGCTAACAATGTCTCGTTCGTACTTCGTGGTTTTTAAGCCTAGAAGTGTTGGAGTAATTGGAGATCTGGGACTAGCCAATTCAGAAAGTCAGCAATGGCTGTTGGGTGATGCTGGAGCATATCATGGAATTTTGCTTGGGCGAACTGGTAACGGCACAGATACCACTCCCACTCTGAAAGCCATAGCGTTTCAGTGGAACAGTGGTTCGAACAGACCATCAGTAACTGTTCCTCTAGGAAAAACGGGTGAGTGGAAACTATTGGTGAACACATATGATCGAAATCCCGTAAGCGGAAACGGTCCGATGTCTCTCTTCTTTAATGGAGTGTGTGCTGGAACTGTAGCAAACGCAATGCCCATTGCCGCGCCTGTACAGGTTGCGGGTGCTACATTTGGTGTGGGTTGTGTAACAAATTCTATCACCAGACAATTCGATGGAGAAATAGCAGAAGTTCTACTGTATCAGGGTGATGTTGGTCAACTGAACCGACAAAAGATAGAGGGGTATCTTGCTCACAAGTACGGAATGGCTTCTGTTCTTCCGTCTACTCACCCGTACAAGGCTGCACCGCCAGGTGGATCGTTTGCTTCTGGTAAATGGTATGGAACGACTGGAGATTACTATCCAAACGGATACAATCCATACATTGGTTCGACTTCCGATGTCGGTGTCGATGGACTTACAGCACCGCCTGGTTCTGTATTCATCCGCAAATATGCAGGATACACATATACGGTTGCTCCTGAACTTGGAGTCACAAGCCACTCTCCTCTAGGTTCTCCGCTTGGTGGAATCACTTCTTGGCGCAGAAAGAAAGAAGTAAACAACGACATTTCGCAGTTGAGTGGACTTGTCCTGTGGCTAAAGCCAGAGAATATTGGTGTGTGTGGTTCTTTTGTGAACGGCGCAAGCATGGATGTGTGGAGAGATGCGTCATCGTCTTACAACGACGCGCTGCCCCCAACATGGAGCAGATGGAATGGTGTTGCTCACATAACAAAAACTTCAGATTCATCAAGCGACTGGGCGATGCAATCATATGCGAACAACGCTCCCATCACTAAACTGTCGTTCTTGCTCAATGGATTGTGTGGAGGATACACTAAAGGCAGACACTTGATGGCTGGCTTGAATCAGAGTGGTGATATTGCCAATGCAGGTTATAGTGGAATTGATTATGCGTGGTATTCTGTTGGACCATATGCCAATGCACCCAACACGGCACGACAGATGAGAATTTATGAGTCTGGCTCGAACATCGGAATATTTTTGACGAGTTCTGTAACTAATTTTTCTGCATACGATGAAACGGTTTTTGAAATTGAGTATGAAGAGCCTTATGTCGTATACAGAGCCGATGGTGTTGAAAAGCGCAGAGTCTTTTCTGGTTACGGCAAGCAGTTTTACTTTGATTCTTCTTTCTTTGCAACATCATCGTGGGGAATTGAAAAGGGACACTCCATAACCATCAAAGAGATGAGTTATCGCGGTATACCTGTTGTGCCTGCATTCTCAAACACCACAGGAATAGAGACAAGAAACTACGCTGGCACTACACTCGACCATCTTCGTCCAGTGATTGCGTTCTCGTCTGCCGCTGGTCCTACGGGAATCAGTTTCAATGGTGGAGTAATTTATTCTCCAAACACTGCGTGGGGTGGTCAGACTCTGCTCGCTGACTTTATTAGTTTCGGAAAAACATTCGGCACAGGAACCACCGCAAGCAAAGTGCTTACGGGTCAGCATTTCTATCTCCGAACACCACTCACCCTACCCGAAGACGCTGATGTGTTCATGGTGTTCCGCAACACAGGAGAAACATGGGACAAGGGAGTTGGATTTGTGTGTTCGGAGGGCGATCTACAGAATCCAATAAACGACTCTGTGATTTTCCACCGTTCGTACAACTCTATTGACTCCGATCTCACAAAACAAGCACTTGGAACGGTTTCAGCATATTACAAAGTTACTCCTGGTGGAAATATACTGTATCCAAGTAATACTCCAACAGGTCTTGTTGGATTCCGTCCTGCTGGTGGTAGAACAGATTTGCAGTTGAATACACTTGCATACGATCCCCATGTGTCTGGTGTTTCACTTGGAACGGTGGTCGGAGAGTGGAGAAGAGATGAGAACAGCAAGATTGAGTCTTTCTTGAATGGAGATTTGTCTACCAACGAGTCGCGTGTCACAGGACGAAAAATTGCGTCCACAAACTTCATTGGGGGCGATGAATATGTGATCCGAAATGGACTCCTCACCGAATTAGACGGCGTGACATCCAATACAACAAATCTGATAAACAACTACGAGAAGAATCTACTGTCTTCATACAATTCTGCTTGGCAACCGACTCCTGTGAACTGGTTGAAAGACACTCTTACTTGGTCTGGAGATGGAAGCGGAACATTCACAGTTACTAATGTCACTGATCGGTATGATCTTTACGGTTTGATTCCTGCTACTCGTTACGGAATGAATCAAACTTATGAGATTACCCCCAAATCAGCGAACAATGCTTATTTGCAGTTGAACGACGACTGGACTGCTGCTTTCAATGCAAATGTGTGGACATTCAATGTTTGGGTGAAGCGAATTGACGAACAGGCTCTGCCGTCTTCAATGGGTGTCTATGTGTACTCACATGGACAACAAAACATAAGTACTGCTGTAACTCCTGTTCTAGAACAAAACGGATGGTACAGACTGTCTCTGACAAGAACTGGTGGAGCGTATTCAGCGACAAATACGAATTGGGCTACTTCTGTGTCTCTTGTTGGAGTCACTAATCTACCAGCAGGAATAACTCTTCTTTTTAGCAACCCACAGTTGCTAAGTACAGGAACTGTTGCGGATCAGTACTATTCTTCTAGTCTTAATGGCAGCAGCACTCCTGCAATGTTCTCTAGTTTGCACAGTCACCTTAATCTACCTGCTGGCTGGTCTGCTTCTGGTCCAATCGGTAACCACGAGATTGTTTACGGTCAGGAACCGAACGGCGGTGCTGGTCTTCTATGGCGATTCAAGAATCGTGTTGGTGCTACCGCAGAGCGCGGAGTGACTACGGGATTCCACAGTTCTCTTGTGTCGATTGATCGAACAAAGACCTACAGAATTTCCACTTGGGTAAGAAGGGTAAATACGAGCGCAGACAGCGGAACATTCTTGTTTGGTGTAACCTTTGCTGGTATTAGTCCTCTGACAACCAAGAGTGGTTCTGGATTCTCTTTTGGAAGCGGGAAGGAGCCTTATTCCCTTGCATCAACATCTCATTCCACGGTTGGTGGGGGAAACTGGAATTTGTATGTTGCACACATTCACCCACATGGAACTGCTGTGGGAGAAAACCACTACGATACTGGACGATACGCATTTAATGTTTCTTCTTCAACTGGTATAAGTGCGTCACCATCTCCAGAAGTGTGTGAGGACTTGGTTTGGGGCAGTGATACTGCTTCGGTTGGTGTGTCTTGTTTGGTCAGCGGAGCAGGAAACAAGAACTTGGAGTTGTACTGCACACAGCCAAGAATTGAAGAGGTAGACGGAAATGAGGTCTTAATCAATGAAATTATTTCTGGATCGGCTACTCGGTGGGAAGGCACGGGAATTGTCGGTGATGATCCGTATCTGTACAACGGAACACAGCCTTCCACACAGTTTGATGGAGTTTTGCAATTCGATGGCAAGAACACAAAGGTACAGACTACCGATTCGCAACAACTCACTGCAAACAGTTCATTCGAGTGTTGGGTTCGTTGTGATGAAATAGTGAATTACTACAATATGTTTGCGGGTTATTATGTTCCGTACATCGCACTTTCATCCCCAGCCCCTGGTAAGATCAGACCGAATGTGTGGAATAATTTTGGTCCTGGAGGCAAGAATATCAGTACTCCGTTGTTGTATGACATAAATCGGTGGCTTCACTTCGTGTATATCCAAGACTACGATGGATCAGCCAACACAAAGGCAAAAATATACATCAATGGATCAAAGACTATTGAAACTATATTTGCAGGCGCACCAAGATCAGTCAAAGACAATCCACTGACAATTGGTGATGGAAGTTCAGCACGGGACTTCTTTTCCACGGGATTCCGTACATCGTGGTATCCCTTCAAAGGAAAGGTGTCCAGTGTTCGCGTATACAATCGTGTACTGACAGACGAGGAAGTGTTACAGAATTTTAACTCACTGAGAAACCGTTTCGGTGTGTAAAGAAAGGCGAATTCATGCCAAGCGAGATAGTAGATCCCGATGACGAGTCGCAGTTCCCCGCTGCGCGAGATCAGTACAATTCTTCACCAATCACTATTAGTCGTTTTGGAGCGTATGTTCGTTCCACTGCCGAAACAACAGCAACCACTCCCAATTCTACTTGGGTAAACGATCTCACAAACAACACCACCAATCCATCCTTTTCGTTTTCTGGTGTGTTGAGCGAGGTGATAGTGTTTAATCGAAAATTGAGCGAAACCGAGAGACAGCAGGTTTACGCATATCTGTCCCAAAAATACAATCTGAATGACTCTCTTCCCAAATCGTTTGATCAGTCTAGAAACTCTGCGTATCAGGCTGGTCTTACATTTTGGGATGTTGAAAATCACCCAAACAAGAAAAACTTGGACGAGTTGCCGTTTGTGTCTCAGTTTTCTGGACTGACACTAGAATCATTCTTCTCTGTTCCAGACTTCATATACAAGTCTCTAGGCACTCGTCTAGCGGATGGAACCACTCTTGCAGGCGATACATATACAAACATAGGACTGTAAGGAGAAGACATGGCATTCGTAAAAGCATCGCTTAAAAGGTCATACGCCGAGAGTTTCCTAGCCGAACTGGAGAGGAACGAGAATCAGTATTTCTTCTTCGTTGCCAAAGGCACTACATGGGCAAACGAGAACTCTCCACCCACATACAATGATACTGTTGCCTCTGAAAATCAGGTGATGGGAGAGATCATTGGATACAAGAAAATCGTTCCACAGAATGTCATTTTCGCCATTCCTCGTTATGAATGGAGTAGTGGTGTTTCATATGACCGATACGATGACTCTGTTGAATTGTTTTCTGAAAACGATCCAAAGCAGTTCTATGTTGTTACATCTGTAAACGGTGTATACAAGTGCTTGGACAACAACGATGGTGGACTTTCTACTGTTGAACCAGCAATAACCACCCCAACTCCATTCAATACATCGGACGGCTATCGGTGGAAATATTTGACGACATTGCAGGAATCCGATATTCCATACGAACTTACTGACTATATGCCTGTCGAAAAGGCGAGTAGTGCGGTAGATGTTGGAACCATTACCCAATTCAACACACAGATACAGGCAATACCAGGTGAACTTGTTCGTGTGGATATTGCTAATGCTAGTGGTGCTTCTGCTGGTGTTTATCAAAATAGCGTTTTCAGAACCACGGAAAATATTGCAAACGCATACATTCAGGTGGCTGCATTTACAAAAGTAAATTCTGAAACTAGCACCGTGAAAATCACGGATTCTGTTTCTCTTGGTCGTCTTCGGCAGGCTAGCGTTTCGGGATTCAGTGTTTCGAACTATGTGGGACACGCCATTCGGGTAGAAGCAAGCACAGCAAATTCTTCACAAGTAGGAAACTACGGAATAATTAGTGCAGTGGCAGAAACCCCCAATGACATCACATTTACGGTAAAAAATGATGTGATTGATTTTGTGGTTAGTCCATCAACGGGCAGTAATTGGGCATCTGTAGAAATTCTTCCCTTCATTAATGTTGTGGGTGATGGGGAAGGCGCGTATGTTAAAGCAATAATGAATTCTGCAAAGAACATTACTGGAGTGACTGTTGTTAGTGGTGGAAGAAATTACACCAAAGTGTCTTGCATACTAAACAGCAACAAAACTGCAATAACGGTTCACCCAACACTGCGGGCAGTGGTGTCACCGAAAGAAGGTCACGGCAGTAATATTTTGAGTGAACTGAATGCACAAGATGTGATCCTCATCATCGACATTGGAGAAGAAGAATCAGAAACGATCATTGGTGGTGGCTCGTATCGTCAGTACGGAATTATAAAGAATCCTGTTCTGAGTGAAGGACTAAATCGAATCGCTGGTACAGAAAGCCCTCTGTACAGAGATGTGGTGCTAGTTTGTCCGATTCAATACTTCTCGCCCAATCATTTTTCTGGTGATCCCTACAACTTTATCACGGGAATTGAGAGTGGTGCGTCTGCTAAAGTATTGGGGCTTCGTGCTTATTCCTCTCCAAATCCATCGGAAACATGGTCTTCTATTAAAACAGTGAAGTCTAGTTTCAATTTTTTGACGCAAAAAGCCAACAAAGACATATATTATCTGAGTCTGGATCGTGCGCCAGTGCCTTCGTATATCGTGGGTGAAACGGTTAGACAGACTGTCCCAGCAGGAACAGCAATATTTCAAAGTGTATCTTATGGATTTGATGTATTGAGTAGAGGAACCGTTTTGTCTGTTGCTGGATCTACACTAGAAGTTCTTTTGACGAGCAACAGCGGTTTTGTGTCAAATGTAGCAGGAGCAACACTACAAGCAGTTGTTTCTGGTATAACTGCTGCCATAACCGCAGTTTCTCCGAAAGGTGGAGAGAATGTTTTGGTTTCCGCTAACATTGCTGATGTTGCTCAATTCGTAAAGGATTCCAGTAACAATCAGTTGGGATACTCTGTGTATGAAGTGGGTTCTCCATATAGCGATCTCAATGAAATTCCCTCGTATCGTGGACTATATGTCTTGAATATTGTTACAAGTGCTAATGCTGCTACTGGTGGTATGGATTTGACCGCATCTCAACTTACTCTGAATTCTTTCATCAGTGGAGATACCATTGTTCAGGGAACCACAAACGGATATGATGACTACGCATCTGGAAATGTGTATTACTGGGATTTTGTGAACCCCGCTTACGGCAAATTGTATGTGTCGAATGTTCTTGGAACATTCAAGAGCGTTCGGTCACACGGCATGACAGGAACCACGCTTGGAGCATTTGTGGTGGCGTCTGTCGATAAGCCAGAGATCAAACCAAATTCGGGTGAAATCATATACATAGACAATGTACGACCCATTCAGCGAGTTTTTGGTCAGGAAGAAGAATTCCGCGTCCGACTTGGCTTCTAAGAGGAAAACATGGCATACGATCCAAGCATTTTCAACATCAATCCGTATTACGATGACTTTGATGGAGCAAAGGGGTTTTTGCGTGTACTCTTCAAGCCTGGTTATGCTGTACAGGCTCGTGAACTAACACAGGCACAGACATTACTACAGAATCAACTGTCAAAGATCGGAGATCATCTGTTTAAAGATGGATCTCGTATTATTGGCGGTGGTATTTCAGTTCGTAATGCTGCGTACATAATGGTTGATGCTGGTGTGTCTTCTCCTTTTCTCGGTGCTACAAACTACGAAGATCTTGTTGGAGCGGTTCTAACATCAACTGTTTCTGGAGATCTCACCGAAGCCCGAGTGGTTCACTATGTCGCTCCTGATGTTTCATCTGACGGATTGCTTGTCCTTATTGTTGATTTTGTTTCTGGATTTGAATTTCAGAGCAGTTTCAATATCACAAGAGAAAAAGACTCTTTGCAGTACAACGGATTTGTCGCTGCTCCTTCTGCATTTTTAGATGGTGTTGAGTATCCGTCAACAGGAAACTGCAAACTGATAACAGTAAATGAAGGAATATTCTATATTGATGGGTTCTTTGTCCGTTCGGCTACACAGTTTTTCTCTCCATATCAGACCAACTCGGTTCGCAGAGATTTTCGCTTCAACGGTTTCTCTGATCTGAACAAGAAGATTGGTTTCCTTATAAACCGCGATAGTGTAACAGAGCGCGAAGACAATACTTTGCGAGATCCAGCAATTGGATCGTATAATTACAATGCTCCTGGCGCAGACCGATACAAGATATCTCCTGTACTTTCTCAGGTAGAGCCACTAGAAACTCCTGATGATTTTGTTGAACTTGTGCGCTTTGAGGGTGGTAAGGTGGTCAAGAAGGCTGACCGCATTTCCTATGGCGAGATTGAAAAGACACTGGCGCGAAGAACCTATGACGAATCTGGTTCGTATAGCGTCAATCCTTTTGATATTAACATCAAGCGTAGTTTGGTGTCTACTGATGCTTTCAATCTAGTGATGGGTCAGGGAAAAGCGTATGTCCTCGGTCAAGAAGTGGAAAATCAATACCCCAAAATACTTTCGCTACCGAGAGCGCAGACTGTTCAGCAAGAGGGAGAGTCTAGCCCACTATCATACGACTTCAGCACAGGAAACTATGTTGATGTTACATTCAATACAGACTCACAGGCTCTCTTTGGCAGCAATCTGCCTTCTATTGCATCGGGTTCAGTTCTTGCTCGGTTTTTTGGAACCACAAACAATACCGTTGCTTTAGGTTATGTTCATGGAGCCATTCCGACTAATGCAAACGGGGTAACAGCAAAAACATACCGATTGTATTTGTATGGAATAAGTGGATCAGTTCAGAGTGGACGCTCTGCTTGCATATACCTCCATTCAAACGGAAACACACTCGGACGATTTACCCCCACTACAGGTACATCATTTGCTGCACCTTCACAGTCAGTACAGCAATCACTGGTCTACGAGATGACACCAGCGTATGCTGTCGCTGATTTTTCTTCTTTGCGAGTGGTAGGAAAACTTGTGGGCGGAAACACGAACTTGGTTGCTCCTGTTCACGCTGCCCCCAATACCACATACACTATTACAAAAGATCACTTCAGCGATTCTTTGGTTAGCCCTAGTTCTAGTGTGTTTTCGTTCTTCAATTACGGATCAGGCAATCCGACATCATCTAGTGATACACAAGAGATTGCCATAATTGATCAGAACGGAACGGCATATGTTCCACCTGCAAACGGAACTGTGTTGTCGTCCACAGATGCATCACAGTTTTCTTTGGTAATCACTAATGCTCCAAGCGGATTTACTAGTGGTAGTTTCCGTGTGGTTGCTCCCGTGATCTACACTCCTGTAATAAGCGACATAAACACTTATCGTTATAAGACGACCGCCAGCACAACTCATCAGTTCACGACAAACTCTTTCCGTACAGATTCTGTTGGACGAAAGTATTTTGTTCTTCCCCACATTGATGTGTTCTCTGTTTCTTCCATAAACAACCCATCTGATTCACAGTCTTTCATTGATGATTTTGAACTTGATGACGGTCAGAGAGAATCGCATTACGATAATGCAAGACTGTACATTAAAGAAAATGCTGCTGGAAAGGCTGTTTACAATGGAACACCAGGAACAGCAGTAACTCTTGTAGTTTCGTATTCTAGATTTGTTCACAACGGATTGCAATGCGCTCCATTCATAGGAAAGCATTCGTATACCGATTTGGAATACGAGAAGATTCCTCTGTACACCAATCCGCGAACAGGAAAAACGGTATCGCTTGCGAATTGTTTAGATTTTAGGCGTTCTGGTGTTACATCGTCTGTTGCGATGCTCAAGCCATATGGTCGTTCTGAATTTGGAACAATCGGGGACACGCAAGTAAAATACAGCCATTATCTACCCCGTATCGACAAGATTTGTCTCAAGGCTGATGTGGATGATGGATCACCCATGTTCTTCTTGGAGTCTGGTACTCCAGATTTTTCTCCTGTTTCACCTTCAGATCCAGCAGACTCTTTGGTCTTGGCTACGCTGACTATTCCAGCGTATACACACAATCCAGAAGATATAGTGATTTCTCCAGTTAACTCCAAGAGATACACTATGTCTGATATTGGGCGGATGGAAAAGCGTGTTGATGATGTGGAAGTCTTCACTAAATTGTCTCTGTCTGAAACAGAACTTGAGACTAGATCACTCAAGACATCTGTATCGCAAACAGAACCACTGAAGACTTCTATCTTTGTCGATGAACTCTACGGTCACTCATCTTCAGATGTGGTGTCGAACTTCCACTCCTGCTCTATTGACTTGGAGCGATCTGAACTCAGACCGTTCTTCTTGCCTTTCGATGTTGGATTCCCGCAAGGGATTACATCTGATACGCAACAATCGACTGATGGAGTTGTTACACTCAACTACACAACTAAGTCGTATATCGACAACAAAAAGTACACAAAGACCATCAAGCCTAATCCATCAAACAATGTGAACTGGCTCGGGTTCTTGAAGATTACTCCACAAGTAACAACTGTCTACGATAAGTCTGTTAGACCAGTGGTTAAAACAAATTCACTGATGGAAAACGACAACTGGTTGTCTTCAAACGCAAATGATGACCGTGGATTTGGAACACAGTGGAATGATTGGGAGAGTATTTGGTTTGGAATTGATGATATTGAAGAAGAGCAGCAGGATATTCAAAAGAGAATTCTGCAAACTCCTCGCGTTAATTCAGAGTCTTCCGTACCCAATATTAACTCTGGAAATGTAAAGGTATCCGCAAGCAGGAATGCACAGTCTATTGACCAGCGCACAAGTAGTTTTATGCGTACTAGGTATATGAAGAATCGAATCAAGACAAAAATAGGAAACAAGATTGTTGACAGGAGCGTTGTTCCGTATATTCCGTATCAGACCATTTCTGGTGTTGCTACAGGACTGAAACCAAACTCACAGAGCCTGTCTGTATTCTTTGATAGTGATCGTGTATTGTCTGGCGTAACAACAGACGAAAATGGAACCTCTGTGTTTTCCTTTGATATTGTATCTTCGTCTGCACTTGTTGGCAACCGAATGGTTCGTATAATAGACGCGGAAGAATTGGAGAATGCAACAGTTTCTGCCGATGCCATCTATCACTGCTCGGGATTGCTCAATCAGAGAGATTCTGGATCATATTCTACTAGACCACCCGAACTACGCAGACAATCGGTAAACAGTGAAACCATAGCAAAAGACCCCTTCAACCGTGATCTGGACACGATAGAAAACAATCAGTGGGCTGATCCGCTTTCACAGACATTCTTTGTTGATAAGAAGACGAATCCCGAAGGGATTTTCTTGAAAAGAGTTTCTCTGTTCTTCTCTGCTAAAGACTCTAAATTGCCTGTGGTGATTCAGATTCGTCCAACCGTTTCTGGATATCCTTCACCATCGGTTGTTCTTCCTTTTAGCACGGTGGTGAAGATGCCAGTGGATGTATCGGCATCAAGTGTTCCTGCTGAAACGAAGTTCGAATTCACTAGTCCAGTGTATTTGGAACCAGGTGAGTACTCTATCTGTGTTCTGACAAACAGTGATGATTACGAACTGTTTGCTGCTGATTCGTCTTTCAACTCCATTCCCAACGCTGCTTCCACATCAGGAAGAGCAGGAAACAATCAGTTGGTGGGAACCATGTTTGTGGCACAAGGTCTGGGTCCTGCTGTGGCAGACAATACCACGGATATGATGTTCTCTGTTGAGAGGTGTGAGTTCTCTTCTCAAGGAACATACAGCATTAATAATGCAACAAACTTGACTGATGTTCAGGTTATGAAATTTTACGCTAGCGAAATTGTACCAAATGGTTGCTCTATCAGCAGACAGGTTGGAACAACTGAGTTTGGTAATAGTGAGTCCATGTATCCTAACACCAGTGTGACACCAAATATCGTGTACACTCTTCGGCGTGGAGCAAGCAATGCTGTGTCTCCTGTGTTTGACAGACAGACTCTGACAGGAACAGCAATTCAGATGTACACCAATCGTACATCTTCCTCACCCTACTCCGAATATGTTTCTAGAGTGGTTGAACTTCCAGATTATGTGAGTTCAAACGGTCTTGCAGTATTTGTGGACGAAAATACCCCATCTCAAACAGGCGTGAGTGTGCAGTACCGATGCAGTGTTTCTGGTGAAACTGATATTTTTGAAAAACCTTGGGCAGACTTGACCCGAAGCAGCAACACGCCTGCATTCACTAGTTCTTCGGATCTTGATTTCCGAGAGTCACAATTCAGAGGAATCACCAGTTCATTCCAGTCTTATCAGGTAAAGGTTCGTTTGGCTTCTACCGCCTCCCCCACATACGCCCGTACTCCTTCTGTAAGAAATATTCGCACCATTAGTTTTATACAGCCGACTTGACATGAGTAAATACACTAGATCACAGGTAGGTGCTTTGATACTTGCGGATCGTTCTGCTGTGCGCGAATATGTGGAAAAAAAGCAACAGCATGACAGGATAGAGTGTCTTGCTAGAGAGATAGATACTCTCAAGCAGCAGATTGCCGAACTTCAGACCACCGTACTCAAACTAACTAAGAGCGAGTAACCATGCCAGTAGACACAGGACCAGATCGTATTGATTTCGCTATTCCCGAAGTGGATCTCGGTGATACCTTCAACACATGGAGAGATATCACCAATACATCGGTCTACAAACTGAACAAGGTGAAACTGTATGAGGGGCTTTCTTCTGGCAGCGTAAATGTGGTTGTAACGGACGGCGGAACCGCTCAGTTCCGTCTTCAAGACAATATTTTAGACGGAGTTTGTTTTGCTGCTCATGTGGTGTTTGGTACTGGTGTCACATTCAATGGTCCTGTTACATTCAATGCTCCAACATTCACAGTAAATGCCAATATTGTCACCATTGATGACTACAACCTGATTCTCGGTGACACTAGTGCAGCCAGTGACGCAAATATTGAGAGTGCTGGTGGCGGTGGTCTTTTCATTAATCGTGGATCAGGACTCACAGCACAATGGGTGTATCAGCCCAAACTAGATTCGTACTCAAGCATCTACGGTTTGTGTGGCGCGTGGATGGGAAATGTCAACATTGGTCTTAGTGGTGCTTCTGCGGGTATTGTTCCTTTCCGTGGAACAACACTGGCGGTACACGGCTCATCCATTCGTCTTGACGGAATCTCGGCAGGCGAACACGGATTCCAAGTAAACCTCATAGACAATCCAGGAAAAACTGGAACCCGTAAGATCGAATTTTCCCGATACTCCCCAACAGGTTCGACCGCGTTCATTGATGTAATGATGGAGGAGTCTGGACTCACTTACGGTAATCCGTATGTGTTCATCAAAGACGGTGTGAACCGAAAGACTGTCAGAAAAAACAATCACGGATTCGTGGTGGGAACTCCCATAGTGTTGACAGGTGCTGGTTCATATGACGCAGCAAAAGCAGATACACCAGAAAACGCAGAAGTCATTGGTGTGGTTTCGCGTAGTATCGACAACAACACATTCGAATTAACATTCATTGGTGAAGTGTTCAACATTAATCCTACAGCAAATGCTGCTGGTACTGGATTGATTACAGGATCGGTTTACTATTTGAGTCCGTATATTCAAGGTAAACTCACAGAATCTCAGCCCACACAGCAGGGTGTTGTTCACAAAGCAGTACTCATCGCAACCTCTACGACCTCTGGTGTTGTGATTCCGTGGACGGGTGGATTGCTGACACAGCCTCTTGTACTTGGTTCTTCAACAAATACATCAGTTCGTATTCCTCAATACAACAAGTTCCGTCTTGGAGATATTGTACGCTATCGTGCGTTTGCTTCTCCAACAGGACTCACATACAACATCCCATCAGGTATCACAGGTGCTACCTACGATTACGGAATATTCGTGGTTGCACAGGCAAATACTACAACTGAAGCGGAAGTTGCGGGAATAGTTGTTGCTACGGAGCAGATTTCTGGTACATCGGTAAACCGTGCATTCAATCTGATGATGGACGGATTCTTTGAATTCCCGCAGGGGGTGTCTGCGGTAAACAGCGGTTCGGCTGGAAGCCTGCAAACAGGAACCGTGTATTTCTTGAACACAGACTGCGCGGGAACCACACAGGCATATGAAGGCAGAACTGCTTGCTACAACAACTCATCTCCCACACAGGTGGGATATGTTCGCAAGCCCATGTTGTACGCCATCAGCCCAACCAAGGGATACCTGTTCTCGTATCGTGGAGATGTGACTGGTCTGCCTGGCATTTCCGCGAATGTGCCTCTTGAAAGCCTTCTAATCCGCAACCTTGCCAGCGACCAAAACGGCGACTTGGTGTTTGGTGTATACAGTGGTGGGGTCAATGGTGGCAAGCAGGTCATGGTGTTTGACAACACCACGAAGGGCAATGTTCGCATAGGCGACAGCAATTTCACTAGCAGTTCGGTTGGTGCTGGTGCAACTCTGTCTGTTGCTGGCTCGATTTTTGCTGGTGACACATTTGCGACCAACGGTTCGGTGATGCTTGCGAGTCGTTACACGGGAGCATTCCCCACGACTCTGAATGTCATCGGCTCGGAATATAGCACGGGAAATACCGTGGTTGCTTACGGAGTTCGTCCGTCTTCCACCTCTTCCGCAGCGTCTTTCAAAAGCACATACGGTTCTACAAGCCTTGCACGAACTGCCATTGAGACAGGAGTTGTTGACGGATCATCGAATCCAAAGATGTCGTTCTTGGCGTACTACAACACTGCACACGCTTCTCCAGGCATCACCAATACAGCAGTGGGAACCGATGTTCCCATGTACGAGGTAATGACCGTCACTCCCATTGGTCTTGGATTTGGAACCTCGTCACCAGGGGCTTCGTTGGATGTTGTTGGCAGTGCAAGAGTTCGTACTCGTATGGGAATTGGACCAAATTCAGACTCCTACCTTGCAAACGCTTGGTTGAATTTCGGACAAAACTATGAAGTCACAAGCACCCCCGATGCCAATCAGACCACATCTACTATTCGTATGTACAGTGGTGCTGGCGCAACATATGGATTGAGTGTTTCCACATCAGCACTGAACATTGGAGCGCACCAGAGCGGTGCTTCCATCCGCCTCCATGTTGATGGAGCGGAGCGAGCCAGACTTACTTCGTCTGGTCTTGGGATAGGAACAGGTACTCCAGGCGCAAGTCTGGATGTGAGAGGTGATGGAATTGTTTACGGAAAACTTTCCGTTGGCACATATACTGTTGCACCTGCCTCACTGTACGGAAGTTGGCTTGGTGTGTGTGGTGGATCAATGCTTTCTGTTCCTAGAAAACTGGGAACTGCTGCGGGACGACAGTTTGTTTTCCGTGATGTAATTTCTTGGGGTGGCGGCAATGATTTTACAGGCGCGCTTGTGATTGAAACGCCAATTGTTTCAAACAAAAATCAGATGGATACCTACATTATTCGTGGGTACAATTATGGAATATCGGGTCAAGGAGAAGCCGCTGGTGCTTACGAATGTGTGATTGGCGCATATGCCTATGATCTGGTGAGCGCTGGTTGGTATGCTCCTGCTGGTTGTGGATATCGTATCAGTGGACGATCACCGTTTGATACCGTTCGTCTAACCACTCTTGCCACTGCTGGAGCCGCAGGTAAAAATGTAATCGTTCTCGGAGATGTGAATACTCGCTGGCGGCATCCGTACATCACAGTTGATGTCATTACTGGATATCAGGACAACACGGTTACATACGGAAGCGAAATTCCAGGTGGATGGTCTGCTGGTGTTTCCACAAACCTTAGTGCTTGCGGATTTACTGCAAATGCAGGAGTTCCTGTCTATACATTCCCGCAGATGAACAGTGGATTGGTTTGTGGTTTGTGTGGATCTCACGGAGTGGGAACCACTGGACCAGTTGGAGTTCTTGAACTTTCTCGGCGGATATATGGTGTGAGTCCCACCAATGGGGCGGGCTTCACCTCCATGAATGATCTGTCAGTGTACAACCTTGTTCTGGATGGATTCTCACAGAACGGCAGCGGCGCGACTCCGATATACAATGGAAATGGAATAGCATTTGCTGCAAGAGACAGCAATTCCACTCTTCCATTTGCTGCAATCTATATTGGAGGACGCGGCAGCGGCAGTTGCATGAATTTCGCACTGTCAACCACATACTTCCAGGGCTTGACGGCTCCCGTGATGACACTGCACAACAATCATGTGGGAATTGGAATCACCGCTCCTAGTGGTCTGGGAACCACTGCTTCTATTGATGTTCGCGGAATTGTCAGATCTAATACTATAGCCTTTAGCATGGTAGCAAACAGCGCAGATCACCATGTTGTTCCTGCGAATACAACAACGGGAAGTGTTGGTTTGACATATGATGCGTCTAATGTGAGTAGTCCTTATGCAAACCCCTCGACTGGATTTTTCACTGCTCCAGTTTCTGGCTTGTATGAAGTCAGATGCCAAGCCCTATGTACAAAGGGCGCAACAACAGGTGCTGGAGGAACCACATATGTTCAACTCTTCTTTCTTAAGACGGGTGGCACTCTAGTTGGTACGGTTGCAATCACTCCGAATCCATTTGTAAATACTCAGGGAGCGGATTCCTATCAAATGCTGTATCTTAATGATATAGTCAGTCTGAATGCTGGACAAACATTGGGAGTGAATGTACAAGCACGGAGTGCGCTAGGTGTTTCTGGAGTAGGGGTTTACAAGGGAAACTATACCAGTTTCAGTGGAAGATACCTCGGAAGAGAATAAAGAGGAAACATGGGATCATCACTAATACTACAGGGCGGCGCATCCACACAGAACACACTGAAGGAAACCTTCGTGCAGAGTGGTCACGGTCTAGCCGTTGGCAATGCCATCCGCTACAACGCGGTGACATCCCGTTGGGAAAAAGCAC